AGACTTGGCCAGCTTTTTGGAGTTCGACCTTGAAAGCGACCGCCTCGGCTACGTCGCCTCGCAGGTCTTCCCCGTCATTGATGTCGCCAGCCAAGCTGGTGTTTTCGGCGTGATCCCTGTCGAGCAATTGCTGCAGCAGCGGACCACCAACCGATCACCCGGCAGCGGTTACAGCCGTGGCAACTTCACCTTTACCACTGCCAGTTTTGCGTGCGAAGAACACGGTGCAGAAGAGCCAGTCGACGACCGCCAAGCGAAGATGTACCGCGAGTACTTCGACGCCGAGCAGGTTTCGACCCTGCGAGCATTTTCTGCCGTTCTGCGAAACGCCGAGCAGCGGGTCGCCGACGCCGTGTTTAACACGACGACATGGAACGGCGCAGCCCTGACCACTAGCATCTCCGACGAATGGGACGACGTGGCCAACGCCGTGCCGATCACCAACGTCGACGCGGCGGTCAAGAAGATTTGGGACGGCAGCGGCCTGTGGGCCAATGCCCTGATCATCAACCAGAAGGTCTTCCGCAACCTGCGACGCTGTGCCCAAGTCATCGACGCCATTGAGTCCAATGGTGCTGGCGACCCGTCCAAGCAATCGGACATCACTGCCGCACAACTGGCGTCAGTGTTCGGCCTCGACTTCGTCATCGTGGCAGGAGCCAGCCGAAACAACGCCAAGGAAGGCCAGACGTTTGCGGCCTCGCAAATCTGGTCTGACGAGTACGCAATGGTCTGCCGCGTCGCAACCTCGGCCGACATGGCCGAGCCTTGCATCGGCCGAATGTTCCACTGGTCGGAAGACGGCAGCAGCCCCGGCGGCACTGTCGAAAGCTACCGGGACGAAATCGTCCGAGGCAACATCATCCGCGTCCGTCACGACGTGGACGAGGTTGTGCTGTACCCGCAAGCCGGGCACCTGCTGAGCAACATCACCACCTAGTGATTGGAGCCAGCAACCGTGGCGAGTCGGTTTGATCAGAGTTTCCAGGCGGCCGCGTTCCCCCAGCTACTCGCCGAGTTTGGGGAGCCGGTCACCTATTACTTTGCCGGAGGGGGTAGCCGTTCGATTGACGCCATTATCGAACGGAACCCTCCGGCCATTTTTGACCAAGCCGGCAACCCGATGCAGATTGACATCGTGATCCGGTTAAAGCGGCACGCAACCAGTGGCGTGCTGAGCAACGAGGTCAACCGCGGCAGCGACAGCGTCGAAGTCAAAAAGCGGGTTGATGATGCGGCTGTGAGTCGGTTCACGGTGGTTCGTAAACTTTCCGACGACAGCGGCGTCGTGGTTCTTGCACTCAGCGGAAGTCCTTAATGGCGACAGCAGTGGCCGAACTAATCATCGACAAGGTGCGAACCCGGCTGGGCGACATCAAGGTCAGCGGCGGGTACGAGGTCACCGTCTCCGAAGTCGTGCGGCCGACGCGGTACGGCGGTTTCCGTCCGCAAGACCTGCAACTGGTCGTCACGCAGGGCACGCTCGAGCGCAACGCCGACCTGTCGCACCCCGGCAATCCGCCCGCGACGGCGTGGGACATGGAGGTTATTGTCGCCGGCCTGCTGATGCCCAGCGAATCCAGCACCAGCAAGATTGACACGCTCCGCAACCAGTTTGCCGCAGACTGCATTAAGGCCATCTGCACCCCAGCGGCCAGCTGGCACAACTGGGACACGCTGGCCATCCTCACCGAAATCGGAAGCGTCGAAGATGTGACGACCGAGGAGTCCAGCGGGTTTAAGCTGACCATGACCGTGACATTCCGCACCGATGAAAACAGCCCCTACACGGCGAGGAGTTAGCGATGCCAGACCTCAGCAAAGCACCTCCGCTGCAGTTCACCGTCAACACTGGCGAAATGCAGCAGTTGGCAAACCAGCTGGACGTGTGGCCAAAGGCGATGAAGCAGGCTATTTCGCGGGCCATCAATGAAACGCTGAAGCAGGGGAGGCGTGAGTCGGCCCGAATCATCGTTGCCAAGTATTACATTAAACAGAAAGATGTGATCGACGCAATCAAGATGCACCGCGCCAAGCCGACGGAACTGACCGGAAAGCTAACCATCCACCCAGAACGTCGGCCCGGTCTGGCCAAGTTTGGCGCAAAGCAGGTGGACAAGAAGGGCGGCGGCGTCACCTATAAAACCTTGCGAGGGCAAGGCCGGACGTTTATCCCCGGTGCGTTTGCCTACCCGAAAACGAAGCCATACTGGGTGGCCATACAAAGCATTTCGCACATCAACAAGGGCCGCACGAAAGACGAGAAAACAGCAAAACGCCGGACCCGCCTGCAATTCCTGCAGGGCATCAGCGTCTGGGGCATGTTTGCCAGCCTGAGCAACCAGCAGCGAGTCAACCAAGTCATGCAGGAAAAGTTCGGCAAGAACGTCCGCGAGTCCGTCAACTTTGAATACCTTGTCCGTTCCGGCCAAATCCCCAGACGCATTCGCGACGGGCAAATCGTTCGCGGCAAACCATAGGAGTCAACCAAAATGCCACTACTGAAGAAAAAGCATGTCCTCGCCGCCAAGATCGAAGTCACCAGCGGCACCGCCGAATCGCTGACCGCTGCCGAAGCGGCGTTCAACGTGTTTGACCTGAACATGCAGCCCACGATTGCCTTTACCGAACGTCAGGGGAATGGCAGTTTCAGCCAAATGCCCGCCGTCCGTGAACTCATGGGGGGCACTTGTACCTTCCGCACCGAAGTCTACGGCAGCGGCGCGGGTGGTGTTCCTGGCTGGGCGTCGACTTTCCTGCCGGCCTGCGGCTGGACAAACTCCGCTGGCACGTTCAGCCCGAAGTCAGAACTGCCGGGCAGTAACGTCAAGACACTGACCATCGGCGCATACATCGACGGCGTGCGGCACCTGATGCGGGGCTGCAGCGGCACGTTCACGATGAACTTTGAGACTGGCAAACTGGCGACCATCGACTGGACGTTTACCGGCGTCTGGGCGTCGTCGACCGATGTGACGATTCTGGCCCCGACCTACCCGACGGCCCTGCCGCTGCGGGTCGCCAATGCCACGTTCACCATCGGCAGTTGGTCGCCGTGCTTCCAAAACTTGTCCATCGATGCCGGCAACGAGATCTTCCTGCGGGAGTGTGCGGTCAACACCGACGGCAGCGGCTACGCCACGGCAGTCATCACTGGCCGCAAGGTTACCGGCAGCATCAACCCCGAAGCGGAAACGCTGGCGACCCGGCCCAATTACGACGACTGGATCGCTTCGACCGAGCGGGCGTTCAGTCTGGCGATTCAAAACGCCACCGACAAAGTCACCGTGGCTATGCCGAAGTTTCAGATTACCAACCTGCAGGACGGCGACCGCAATGGCGTGGTCACGCATGAAATCAATTTTCAAGCCAACAAGTCTGCGGCAGCTGGCAACGACGAGCTGACGATTGCCTTCGCGGCACCGTAACAATTCACCCTTAACCAACGGAGTCACCAATGGGGCGAGCATTGGAACCCGGCGAGAAGTTTCCCATTGTTTTGGACTGGGACATGGACAAGCCGGAATCACAGCGACCAACCATTTACACGGTCGCCCTGTCGATGCGTCGGCAGATGCGACTGGGCCAGTTGCTGGACGAGGCACCAAAAAGCACGGACAGCACGGCATTCTTCGAGGCCCTGCAAACCGGCCTCGCGGAAGTCATCACCGGCTGGCGAAACGTCCGCGACCCGGCGACGGGTGCGGAAATCTCCTACAGCAAAGAGGCCCTGCTGGACGTGTTCACGACCAGCGAGGCGTATGAAGTGTTTCGAAAAGTCATGGCGGGCAACACGCTGACCAAGGCCGATGAAAAAAACTCCGCATCGCAGCCCTGATCCGGCAGGGGCTGCTGTGCAAGAACTGCGTGCCGGGCAAGTGCCACGAAATGCCGACGGAACTGTCGAGCGTTTCGATTGCCTGCCCGACATGCAACGAGGCCGGATGTGCGGACTGCGGCGAGACGGGCTACGTGGAGATCGCGGACTGCCCGAAACGCTGCATCGACGCGGGACTGCTGCAGGCAATTCGGATGGCGGACCTGATGAAGCAGGGTCTGCCGCCGGTGGCCGGTGGCGTGCTGGACCAGTCAGCATGGTTTGTCAGCGTGTACGAGGCGTTCCGGTCGGAAGAGGCGAAGGCCGAGGCAGAAGTTTATAAGCGGATGTGAGCAATGGCAGCAGAAACGGTTCAAATTGTTTTGCAGGGCGTCGACAACGCCACGCCCGCATTTACGTCCGTTGCCCGCAGCATCAAGGAAACTGGCGACCAGTCGCAGAAGCTCGGCGGTGTGTTTGGCAAGGTGTTCGAGTCGTTGGGCATGACGCAACTGTCGGCACTGACGGACCAGTTCAGCGGGTTATCCGCGCAGATGAAAGAGCTGGGCGACGCGGGCAGCAAGGGCGGTGCCGGAATGCTGGTTGCAAAGGCCGGCATCATTGCGGCCGTTGGTGCCGCCAGCTTTCAAGTCGGCACGATGATCGCCGATTGGTTGTATGAAACAGAGGCATGGGGCAAGCGGATGCAGCAGGTCCTGAAAGATGCCGAGCAGGCCGCTGCCATCGTCTCCAAAAAGAATCAGGACCAGTTTACGCTGCAGATGCAGATTGCCAATGCCGCAGCGACGGAAGAGCAGAGGATGGCTGAACTTCGGCAGATTCAGGCTGCCAAGCAACTGGAAGTCGAGCGAGCGCAGATCAAGCTGAAGAACGAGCAAAAAGACCTTGAGGCTGCACTGGCCAATGACATGTTCGGCTATGGCAAGGAAGATAACGCCGCAGCGGAAACGGCCGTCAAGCTGGCCGAGGAGCGGCTGAGTCTGCTTCGCGATCAGGCCGCCGAAGTCGGAAAGGCCATACGCGGGCCGACCGATAACGAACAGGAACTGCAAACACGCCTTCAGGCACAGGCCGAGAATAAAAAAGCTATCGAAGACACACGCAAGGCCAACGCCGACGCATGGGCTGAACTGTCCAAACAAATGGACGACGAACAAAAGGCACGGGACGAACAGGTCAAAAAGGACCAGTCATACATCGACGGTTTGAAAGCCAGAAACATTGAGCTGCTAAACGGCAAGCAGGCGGCCGAAGAGTTTAAGGCGGCACTGGCTGGCGTCACTGAAGAGACGATTGCCGCCGGCCGTGAGATGGCAATCCAAAACGAACTGCTAGAAGCGCAGAAGCAACTGGCGGACGAGGAGAAACGACAGGACGAAGAGGCTCAGAAAAAGCTGGGCCAGCCGGCCCCGCAGCTGCAGGCGATGCAGTCCCGCCTGCTGACCCGCAGCGGCAATAACCCCAACGACCGAGCCATCAAGGCCAACGAAAAAACGGCCGAACTGACGGCCAAGATTGAACGCCTGCAGCAGGAGCAACTGGCCGAACTGCGGAAGAACAAGGGCGGCGAAATCATCGTCTTGGGAAGCTAACAAAATGCCAGTAACCTACTTTGACCAGACATTCAGCAGCGGCATCAAGACCAGCGTCGACGACAAAGGCTGGACCACGGCCACGGCCCAAATCAAATGGAATGCCTTCGTTGCCACGCCGGACGATAACGAACTGACCGTCAAGGCAGACGCACGGGCACCACGGGAAAAGTCCCGGCATCCACTGTTTGCCGGCCTGTTCTGCAATGGCGTGGGCGTGGACCGGCGCGGCCCGCTGCATTTCGAGGTGGTCGCCGATTACGCCTCGCCACCGTACAAGGAAGAGTCTGGCCAGCAGCAGGGGCCACTGTCCCAGCCGGTGCAGGTCAGCTATTTCAGCATCACCAGTGAAGAGGAGATCGACGAAGACTTTAACGGCAATCCGATTGTCACCGCCTGCGGCGAGCCAGTGATGGGCATCACCCGGCCAATCAGCGACCTCGGCATCCGCCTGCAGAAGAACTTCGCCAGCTTTGACCCGGCCAGTTTTTATACGTTCATTGACTGCGTCAACAGCGACACGTTTATCGGTTTCCCGCCCGGCACGCTTCGCATCGCCAGCATCAGCGCGGATGAGCAGTTCTACACCGACGAGGACGGAAACAGCATTCCATTCTGGTCCGTTCAGGTCGAGATCCACGCCCGCAAACCATACCGCACGACCAACGACAAGGCATGGTGGAAGCGATACCGGCACGAAGGGTTCTACGTTCGCACGTCGGCATTCACGCCAATCGGTTCAGTTTTCGCGGTAGTGCGAGCGGTTGATGCCAACAAGGAACCAGTCAGCCAGCCGGTTCAGTTGGACGAAAATGGATTCAAGCTGGCCGACCAAACGCAGTCCACCTGGATCGAACGCCAGGTCTTCGCCCCCGTCAGTTTTGCAAGCATGGGATTCTAAAAACAGGAGCAGCAAATGCCGATCACCGCATTCATTCCCTCTGGGGAAATCGTCAACAGTCAAATCAACACGCTGGCCGCCATCGAGCGGACCAAGCTGGCCAGCGAGTCGCGCAAAGACAACATCCCGCTGGAGCTGGTGCGGGTCTGGGATGCGTTTCAAACCAGCCTCCCCACCACCGCAGCGGCCGACGACCTCGGCCTGATTCCCGGCACATGGGGAACCGATGCCATTACAATCCAAACCAGCGACGCCAAGAATACCAGCGTCACCCAGCGGGCGCGGTTCGTCTACCGGCTTCCGGTCGAGTACGTCGACGGGCAGGCCATCAGCGTGGCATCGTGGGCCGGGATGCGGACCACCGTTGCCAACGGCACTGCCACCATCGACTTTGAGGTCTACAAAAAGAACGACGCCACCGGGCTGGTGGGCAGCGACTTGGTCAGCACGGCAGCCACGACGATCAACAGCCTGACTGCTGCGGCCAAGGAGTTCACCATCGACCCGACCGGGCTGACCCACGGCGACGAACTGGACATCCGTGTCACCATCGCCATTACCGACACAGCCACCCCCACCGCAGTCATCGGCCGGATTTACAAACTGTACATGCTGCCAACCGTAAAAGGCTAAACCGTGGCCAAGGCTTACGCACTGACGGAACCCGTTGCCCGCTGGGCGGTCGAGCAGGCCGGCATGCGGCAGGGCACGACCGCGCCGCCTGACATCGGCACGTTTCGGGATATTCCGTCGGGGCGCGTCGTCTTCCGCAACGACAGCGGCGAGACAATTCCGGCGTGGGGCATCGTCCGCGTCACCGGCTACGTTGACAGCGGCGAACGTCACTGCGTCACCGTTACCAAGCCGGCCTCGAGTGCTGGCGTGTTTATCGTTAACGGCTCGGAGCCGGTGCCAGATGGCGAGAACGGGACATCGCAACCCGGCCCGATTGTGCGGGTCGTGTACGACAGCAGCGACTCGCCAACCGTCAGCAAGATGTTTGGCGTGTCTGGATTCAAGGCCCGCAGTTTCCCGACTGGCCTGCCAGTGGCAGACGTGCGAATGGTTGGTGTGCTGGACCCGACGAATTACATTGCGTTCGCCATTATCAACCCGATTACGCAGGTGATGATCAAGGCTCCGAGCGGCGGCATTCCTGGCCGAGTCGGTTCGCTGATGCAGGGAGCAATCTGCGACGTTGTCGTGATGGGGACGGAAACGGACCAACTGACGACCACGTCGATGCAGCTCAAGATTTACAACTGGGCAACGTCGGCGGCCTGCGCCAATGGCGACCGCTACGGCATCGCCAGTTTGGTGAACGGCAAATGGCACATCATCGCCGAGGACTGCAACGATGAGGGCAGCACGGTCCAGCCCGGCAGCGGCAGCGGAGCCGGCGGACGGGTCACTAATCCAATCGAACCGCAGACCATCACGCCTGCGACAATGGTCGGTCAATCACGAAACGTCAATTTCTCTGGAACTGGAACGGGCAGCGGCCCGGCTTAACAATGCCAACACTGACAAAATTTTATTCTTTCGTGGAGGCGCTCCATGAGGGCAAGCACGACCTCGGCAGCAATCAGCTAAAGTGGATTCTCACCAGCAACGCGCCAAGCCTAACATGGGCGCAGCTTAGCGATGTGACCGGCCAGCTATCGACAGCCAATGGTTATACGCAAAATGATAAGGTCATGACCGTGACCAGCTCGGCTCAATCGAGTGGCTTGTATACTCTTATTGCCTCGGACGTAACTTGGACGGCCAGCGGCGGCAATCTGGGAAACGGTTCATTTCGCTACGCGATTTTATTCAACGAAAGTTCAACTTCTGATTTGCTGATTGGGTATCTAGATTACGGCTACCTGATCACCGTGGCAACGACCCAGACGTTCACGCTGGACTTCGACGCCGTTTCCGGCCTCTACTACAGTACGTAGGTGCGATCATGGTTGGTTTGCTTGGATGTGGATGTTGTGGTGGTGGGGGCGGTGGAGGTGGAGCCGGACAATGCGGCGAATGTGACGGCGTGTATTTTGGATATGCCGCAGACACAGGGGCGATAACTGACGATTTTTCTAATACAGATCCAAAATGGGAACTGCGTGGAAGCGACGACCATCAAGGACCGCAGCCACCAATTTCGCCTAATCACATTTCGGATTACATCCGCAGCGGCAGGATGTACGCATTTCGATCACCGTTTATTGTCTACAACGATCCTGACCCTTTGTTTGGTCAAGGTGTTCGCGCAATCCCACCCGAGCCAGTTCCAAACAGTTGGAATTTTCGCCAGCCTTGGTTATGGGCCAGAAGGCGGCATGACTTGTATTTTCCATCGCCAGCCGTGCGGCGGTACACGTTCAAGATCACGGCAAACTATCCACGCGACACGCTTCCTAGGCTGGATGGCTTTGGCGGTTTTGTCGGACCTCGCACAGGAGCAATGCTCAGGGTTTGGTACGGTGCCCCAGAAACAAGAGCATATCCAAGAGGAGAAGCGTTTTCGTTCACGCTTGCTGGTCAAGGGTTATCGCCGGGAACCGACACTAACCCAAACGCAACTCTGGCTGTCGGCATAAATCAGATTAACCCACAGCGAATCGATGATCCAATTTGGGAGCCAAACTTTGAAGCGTCAGTGACCGTTCCTTGGGGTTTGGTCGAACTGAGAATGGATGTTACGTGGAATCCGATCAGCAAATCTGGAACGCGAGAATACTTTGTAAACGGAACGCTGCATTTGACCAAGGCATTCTCTGGTTGGCTTGCTCCATCCATACCAGGCCCAAATTGCGATAGCTTTTGCAATTTCATCACTGATATCGATTGCCTTGAGCCGTGGGCACTATATCCAAAAGGAGTCGGCTATCTTGGGCCTCCAGTTATCTGGTGGCGAGGTGGCGTTCCGCCTTTTGAAGGTTTTGCGCGTGGAACAGTCGGTTTTGCACCGTTTCCTTATCCTTCGGCAAGCGGTGCGGTAACTTGGTCAGCCGCCAATAACCCGCAGGACAAGCTCTGGTTTGATGATTACAGCGTGACTATATCAACGCTCGGCGGGCCGGGGCCAGCATGACACCCTGCACGCACCTCGGCCCGATTGCATTTCACCTCCGCAGTCACCTCTGCGGCAGCCGCGGCGTGATGGAGCCGGTCTACCGCTGCACGATTCACGTTATCTGCACGAACCGCAAATATCGACACGGACAGACGGAGCGGGTCTGCTTGGCCTGCGACGATTACCAACCGCAACAGGAGGCGACCAGTGCCCGAAAAGACCCCGAAGCGACTGGCAGCTGAGTCGCTCTGCCGCAAGTTTCCCGACGCACCGAATCGCACATTGGCCAAGCGGCTGGCCGCAGAGTATCAGTG